GCTCGGTGTAAAGTTAACAACTGGAATTCCCATATTTCTAAGTTCAAACGCTAAAGGCAATCCTGCTGCCTTCGCTTCAATAATGACGGTATCGGGTTCCCAATATTTATAGAGTTCAAGTGCCTTGCGCCTTAATTCTGGAAACTCGTATCTTCCTTTCACCGCATCCACCAAGATTAAATTATCCGGCGTATCTTCAGACGTTGAAAACACACCCCAGGTAGTAATCGCAGAATAATCCGCCGTTTCCTTTTTTAAATATGCAGTATCATAGCTCTGGATCACGTGTTTTAATTTTGGCATCTTCGGATCTTTCCATTTACGCCACCATTCCCTTTTGATAAGGGCTCCTTCTTCAGACGTTGGATTCTGCATATACTGCGAATTCCATTTAGGTAAAGCCACTGAAGCCTTGACACCTAAGAGCTGCTCCAAGTCCCAATATTCTGGCCACACGGGTTTGCCTGAAGGAAGGATCGCAGGAAATTCAACTACATCCCACTGATCGGCTTTGGGTTCTTTTTGAGCAGCCTGTAAAGTACCTGTTAAATCTTTTGTATTCCACCTCGTCATAACCAGCACGATTCGTCCGCCCGGCTGAAGTCTTTGTCGAGGACCGGTCGTGTACCATTCATACGCTCGTTCCATTGCCTTCTTGGACATGGCATCTTGCTCAGAATGGGGATCATCAATGATCAAAAGATCCGCACCTCTTCCTGTGACCGCACCTTCGACTCCGACGGCAAAGTACTCGCCTCCCTGATCAGTTTCCCAGCGACCAGCGGCTTTACTGTCTTCCATGAGTCTGGTTGGAAAAACTTTTTTATATTCTTCAGTATCCATTAAATGCTTGGCCTTACGACCGAAACGTACTGCGAGCTCTGCAGTGTGGGTTGCTTGAATAATTTTTAAATTAGGTGTCTTGCCAATCATCCAGGCGGGGAGCAAATAGGATGCAAATTCTGATTTGGTATGACGAGGAGGCATATTCACAATCAACCGTTTGATTTCACCCGACGCCAGTTTATTAAATTTTTTTGCAATAATTTTGTGATGGGACCCCTCTATAAAATCAGGCCACATGTGTTTGACAAAAGTAAGAAAATCGTTTCGAATGGCGTTAATGGTTTTCGTACGACTTAATGTAATAAGTTTCTTCTTGGCCTTACGTCTAAGATCAGGAGGAAGTTTCTCTATTCTCTCTACTATTTCTTTTAATGTTAAAAAATTTTGCATAAAATATTTAAAAATATTTTTTATGGGACCCAAAATGTATTTACCAGCACTGACTCTCTGAATCAAGCAATATAGTGTAAAGCAGTGGGACCCCTTTTGATATTAAGTGTTTTAGTGTTTAAGGAATTGTCTTTTTTAGGATCGGTTGTGGTACCTCTATCGATCTATATATATTAATAATAAGCAACAAGTAACAAGTCACGCGACGCTAGTCGCGTGACTCGTGAGGACTTAACTCGGCTGAGTTAAATTCTGATCATCATATTGTTGTTCTGTAATTGGTATGCGTTCACCGAGTAAATCATTAACAAAGAAATGATTGTAATCATTGCGAGTTGTGCCTGTTCTATTCCATCTACTATCTTTATACCATGCACTATCAGCCATCACAGACTTAGGCTCAGTTGTTCTGCCGAAGTGATCTATTGCTCTATCTCCATTAGTTGCAAACCAATCATTCTGACAATTTAAAGAACAGAAATTATTGTTACCATAATAGAACTGAGAACGTCTGCGAGTTTCATATCGCTTAGAACCTTTAGGTCCTCTTATCCTGTCCTTAGTTTTATGAGTATGACACTCAGGTCCTTGGCAGTATTTCATTTATACACCTTTTTAGCTTTTATCTTTTGTTGAGTATCTAGTTTTAATTTTCTACCCAACTTTAAAAGGAAAGCACAATATTCATCTTCAAGATATCTGTACTGTCCATAGCCGTCCTCACCACTTAGAGTTAAGGATTTAATTTCTATCTTAATTAAATCTCTTAAGGTGCATTTTTCTTTTGTATTTAATTGGCTCATAGTACCTCTATTCTAATTGGATTAGTTGCAGTTCGATAAGGGTTCATAGTTTCAGCATCTAAATCATGATAACAAAAACACAGATTACCTTTTGGGGTAGTCCAAGTTTTAGTCTTATAATCTATCTTCCCTTTTCGTGTAATTATTTCTCTATACTTTTTAGCATAGTAAGTAATTAGAAAGATATCTTCATCTTTCATTGCCAGTATTTGTTCTTTCAAAGTATCATTCATGTGGCACACTCACTAAAAAGTAAGATGTTAGTTTACAATCGTTCAGCATATTCAAACTGTGTAAGTACTGATCTGCTTGACCTTTATTTTTTGTAAACTTAGGCACAGAATAATCATCATTAAAATTGCCATAATGAACGTGCTTTATTACAAGCCATAAAGTATTTGGTTCTAGTTCTTTCATATGTCCTCTTTCTGTTATATCCCTCATAATGAGGGATATAATTTAGAAAGTCAAACGATTTATTGTTGTGATTGTTGTTGATTGTAAAGCAGTCTTGCTTTGATCTTATCTTCTCTTGATACATCTTTATTCTTCATGCTTTCAAGATAGTCAGCACAGTTCTGAGGGTTGAAGATTGCCAAGCCTGTTGAATTGCATCTAATAATCTCAGCTTCATCTATTGGGCATTTTGCTTTTTTCGCAAAGTCCAATGCTTCGTCTAAATATTTCCAAGTCTTTAACCAAGATTTAATTTTAACCACTTGTTTTAAAACACTTGTAATCCATTGTTCATGAGCCATGATTAATTGACCTTTTGCAGATTGCCAAGTCATCAAGATTTGATATTCTTTCTCGCTACAAGCAATAGAACGATCTCGACAATACTCACGACCAATTAAATCAAGAACATAATCATTGTTCCAATCTTTCGCAAAAGAAGTTTGATTATCATGACCACCACTCAACCCAAGATATTTTGAGTTCGCGTCATCAATCTTAGTCCAATGTGGATTTGATTGATTGTCCTTTTGCTCTATGTTTATATCTGGATTGCAACCCTCTCGACCTTTGAGTTCATCACGATACATAGCATAAGCAAAATTATTTTGTTTTCCACTTTCACTACCATTGATATTGCCATCAAGTCTAAAATCAAAATGACTTTCAATGTATTTATCTTTCATCACTACATTGTCCTGTTCATCACGATCTTCTTCCTGACCATTATATCCAAAATGAAAGCAACTGTCTTTTGCAATCGTGTCCACATTTTCAAACTTGTTTTGTAAATGATAAGCCATCTTAATATCTTCTGGTGTATAGTGTCGGCTTACTATTTGTTTAGCAAGTTGCCAAGTTTGATCTTGCAAAGGTTTTATATTTTCACGTCTTTGAAAGAAATTTTCTTTCTCTTGCGTGTCCTCTTGTTCCAAGTGTACTCGCAAACGATTTGAAATCTTATTGCGATACTCTTGATTTAGTCTTAGTCTAGCCATATGTCCTTTCTGTTAAAAATAAATTTATAAATCATTTGACAGTAATAGTCAACATAGTTTATAAGATAATATATGATAAATTATAACTTAGTAGTATACATTGGAATTGGTTTAATAGTTGGTGGTTTTTGCCTGTTCTTATATTCGCAACATAGATTAAGACAGTTGGATATTGAAGAGTGGAAAAATCAGCAATTAACTGAGTCATTTAATAAAGCTAAAAAATGATCTTAGATAGTATCTGGTTTTATATAATTATATTCATACTTGGTTTTGTATGGATATATTTGACTGAATAAGCTTGGCCCAGAAAGTAATTATGAAATACACAACTGTTAAAATATCTGAAATCCTCAAGCATCCAACTAAAAGAATGGATGCAAAATACTGGATTAAAAAAAAGAAAAAAGCTGCAAGCTCCAAGCCACAAGCAGCTTGACACCTGAGATGGGATATAATAGGATTAATTTATGAAAGATATAATATATAAAGGTAAAAAAGTAAAAGTCCCATTTGAAGATGCAAACTATGCTCTGGATGGTGACAAGGACATCACAATCGAAAATAGATTCGGCGGTGAAAAATGCACAGTGCCGGGCTATGCTGCAGCTGTTTATGATGTGATTATAGGATCTGAGGCACTAAAAGACTATGACAAAGTCCAGAAGGGCTGCGACTGGTTCAGCCGCAACTTTCCAAAACAATATATGGTGCTACTTGATTAACAAAACATTTGCACAATTAAATGCTGAGCGCGCCGCAAGGCGCACTGAGTATGAAGAGTGCCAGGACCAAAATAATCCTGGATGGAGAGAAATACATAAATATAATAAAAAGCTCCAAGCCGCAAGCGCCACGAAACGGACACAATTAAAAAATAGGATAAAAACATGGAACAATTTAAAATAATAAAAACTCAAGGTACAAAAGATTCGATGGGTGCTTTTATGGTAGTAAATAAAGAAGGCCAGGAACTATTTGACAAAGAAGGAAATAATGCCTGGGACACATATCAGGAAGCACAGAAAACATTAAATGAAAAAATTCACAATAGAAGTTAGCCATGCATCTCCAGCGCAGCTATCAACCATAGGCCTGGAGCTCAAGATTATGTCGAATGCCTGGGAGAAATTTGGCCCCAAAATTAAAATTAACGGGCAGCAGGTGGAAGCGCCAAGTCTCAGGATTGAAGGGACAAGCCGCAAGCGACAAGCCTAAAAAAGACCACAATCAAATGATATAAAATTTTATGTTAAAGAAAGAAGCGAAAGAAATAACAGGCGGCTTAAGTAAACCGTCTAAGATGCCCGGGCCGGCCTACAACCTGCCAGCTCAAACCTGTATCACCGGTGCCAAATTAGTTAAGATTCCAGGATCTGTTTGCGCTGGCTGTTATGCCCTGAAGGGACGTTATAATTTTAGTAATGTCCGGCTAGCGCTCGCGCGCAGGCTGGAGTCACTACAGCACCCGCAATGGGTCCTGGCTATGACTGTTCTTATTAAAGGGGAAGAGGTCTTCAGGTGGCATGACTCAGGGGACCTGCAGAGCTCATGGCATTTAAAACGAATTTTTGAAGTATGCAACGCGACGCCAGAGACTAGTCACTGGTTGCCAACACGTGAAGCCAAATTTTTACCATTAAATACTGATAGTATACCCAAAAATTTATTAATTCGTATGTCCTCGCATCGAATCGACCAGAAGCCAGTTAAATTTTGGCCCTGGACGTCAACGGTTTCAACTGGCAGCTTCACATGCCCCGCCTCAAAGCAGGGTAACGAGTGCAAGAGCTGCCGGAACTGTTGGGACCGTAGTGTAAGCAATGTCGTATACCCTAAACACTAGTCATGAGCAGCCCGCTTTTTTTTTTAAAGCCTCAAGCCACAAGCGCCGGGCGGCTAGTCACAAGCTTCAAGCGTCTCAATTACTGATTTAAGTCCCAAGCTACAAGCCTCAAGCCTAAAGCCGCAAGCAACAAGTTGCTTGATCTGTGTTCCTGGAAAAAGTTTTAAGTCTCTCTGGACGAGCGACTTTACTAAGATGAATGTATTCTTTGGATGACGAATATGGAATGCAATTTGATGAGGAGAAAATCTAATTTTATTGGCTAAAGTTGTTTTTAATTCAACAGTGAAAAACTTGCCAGAACTATTGTACCCCAACAGATCAGGAGTGCCAAGTAAGCTAGTATTTTCAAGCCTTGTCCATTTAATTTGAGGTGTATTTCTTTTAAGCTCATGCCATAATTTTCTCTCAGGACCCATGGTCTATTTTAAGCCAACACCTACATTATACAATAAGCTTTGGTTTCCCCATTACAGCAACTTCTTCATGTGTTGAAATTACGATTCGATGAGTCTCACGAGCGCCAAGAATTTTATTTTCAACAAGGTCTACACCCATTACATCATAATGTCTACCATCAGGTGTACGAACTTGCACTCGGGCATCTTGCGCCACTCCGCTCCCCTTTTTTGGTCCAACGAAGCGATCAAAGATCATAATAATATCTCTACCCTTCAACATTACAATCCTGCCTTACGGGCTCGTTCTACTTTATCTGAAATTTGACGAGATATCTTTTTATTATCAGCGTATACTTCTAAATTATCTTGTTCTAACTCTGTAATCCTCATCTGCATTTTACTATTCATTTTACGATGAGATTCCTCGACCTCTGTGAGTTCAGCGATCCTAAGAAACAAATCATTATTTTCTTTCTTCACTCGATCAAGTTCGTCTTGCAATAGATTAGAGTTAGGAGATTTTTGAGATTCAGTTAAAGGAATCTGATCAGCTTCTTCTTGTCGGTCTGCATCTCTATACTTTTCCAATTCCCTATATGTTTTGTTAGGAAATTGTCTAGCCAAATCAAAAATAGTTTCACTCTTTTTATTTAAATCTTTTATTTCTGCCATCTGTCTATTTACCTTTTTGTGGAGTATTTCATTCCTCTGTTTCCATGTTTCTATGTCTTTATCCACCTTGACTTTTTACAACTGTTGGCTTAAAAAGTCAATATGGGAGTTCCATCTAGATTAACTGAAATGCAACGTAAATTCGCAGAATTACTCATTCTGTATGAAGGACGTAAATTTGATTATGAATGTGCAATCGAAGCAGGTTATGCACTAGACAATGCACGACCTATGGCATCACGTTTACAAAATCCAGAGTACTCTCCATTAGTAGTAAAATATATTGGTGAACTTAGAGAAGAACAACGTAACCGTTTCAAAGTAAATTATGGCAGACATGTGACAGAACTCGCTAAAATTAGAGACTCCGCACTCAAACATAGATCTTTCTCAGCCGCAGCTAATGCCGAACACATGCGCGGGAAAGCAAGTGGTCTTTATGTAGAACAGAAACATATTCTACATGGAAAATTAGATGAGGATCAAAATGAAACAAAAATGAATGAAGAAATTGCCGAGCTGTTAAAAAGCAATCGTCGAATTATTAATATAACACCCGAAGATGTTATAGAGGTAGAAAGTAAAGATACAGACCAATCAGTAAAAAACAAATCATTGCCACAAAATACCAATGATCTGGATTCCACATCCTAATCTTCGTTTGGATCTTCTAACTCATCAATCGCTTCATCCATTTCATTTAAAAGATCATCTTCTTTTTCTTCTAACTTATCTAATTGATCTTTAAGCTTTCGAAGCTTTTTAACAGCTTTAACTGACATCTATTTCCTTTTCTTTTTAGTTTTCTTTTTTTTCTTCTTAACTATTTTCTTTTTCTTTTTCTTTGTCATATTATATTTCTCCTTTAGTTTGTTGTACTCTTCTTCTCTAATGTCGTCAATACCGAACTCCGCTTCATCCATTAGTCCAATCTAGTCATCTTCTTAACACACGACCAAGGTATCATTGTTCTATCCCCAAACGTAATCTCATTTGTGTCTGCATCTTTATCATAAGAAGCAAATACTTTAACATGATGTTTATCTTTAGAAAATAACCAGCCTTCATTAACAGGAAATGCTAATTTCATTCTCTGAAATTCTTTATCGGTAGCCCAGCCAGAATCAGATAGAATATCCATCCATTCAATTCGATACTTTGAATACGGGATTGTGTTTGGCTGTGTAGCGTCTACGTTCTGTTTTTTTCTTCTGGGTTTTCTTCTTTTGGGTTTTCTTGCCATAGTAATACTCCGGGTTGTGAATCTTATTAAACTCATTCATCCACTCTGAATGACCAATAAATTTTCCTTTACGACCTACCATATAGTACCCCTATAGAACCTTCTAGACTTTTTTCAACATTTTGAAACCTCCCATGCGCGTATGCCCCTATTCAAGTATATTATATGGGATCACACCCACGTGATATAAGAAAAGTGCTTATTTTGGTAGCCTGTAACAGTTCTATTAACATCACGAAGATCACGTAAAAAAAAAAATCGTTTTCACACATCATGTGATATTTGGGAGCCTCTATATACGTGATTTACGTGATGAGCCGCATAAAACCTCACTTTTGATTTTCTTCGTCTATGAGCTGGAGTGTTATAATTTCATTTTGCATGTTTGAAATGGCTCTGAGCTCTGATGAAATGATTTTATACAGTCCATCTAGCTCCTTGTCGCTTGCTCCTTTCTTCGTGTCAGCTTGCAAAAGACTCTTAAGCCTTTTTTCTGCCACAAATAAGCCACGAATCCGCCACGATATAAATCGTTTAACGATGTTGTTCTTCATTTTTCCTCCTTTCAATTATGGACGCCAACTCAGCCTATTAAATCTTCTAAGGGCTTTGCGCAAACTGAGTTAGCTTAAGGATTCCATTAAACCCTGTGATCAGCTGCGGGCCCTAGCTCTTAATTTTATAATATTCATCGAGTCTTCTTAAAAAGTTGTGTTGATGTTTAACAAATTCCTTTCCCCGGATAACAAACTTCTGGAAATAACAATCAGGGGTACACATCAAAATTACACCCTGATCGATCTTGGTTCCATAAACATAGTTATGCGCCATGGCATAGGCACCTAACTGCATGAAATAGTCACTAATCCACTCGCCTCTCTTGGGCTTGTTACTTTGTTTAAAGTCTACAATACTTTCCGAGTAGTCATAAATTCCTACGACATCGGTAGCACCCGCGTAGAGCCCAGGATAATAAACGGTTACTTCTGATCCCCAGACTTCCGTCAGGTCTTCCATTCCTTTTTCAATAATTTTTTTAGCCATGGGTTCAGCAACCTGACCTACTTGCGTCAGGTCCATGTAGCCCTTACAATCTGGATCGAGATATTTCTGCAAGTAAAAATGCATCGCTGTTCCTCGTCTTCCTGCTTGTTCCTTGATCCTAGTCGCTTCATCCTCGCCGACTCTTCTCACCCACTTGTCTAAAGACTT